AGGAAATATTTCCTGTGGACTTCGCAATATATGATCTCAGTCAGTTTCTTTCTGGCATCACTTTGTTTGACAATCCTCAACTGGACTTCGCCTCTAACGATTTTGTTCGTATTGTTGGGTCTGGTAGGTCTGTCAAGTACTATTTTTCTGACCCTGAGATCACCCTTAAGTCAGCACCAGAAAAAAATGTAAACTTTCCAGGTGCAGATATTCAGTTTAACCTTACAGCAGAAGATCTAATTGCATTGCAGAAAGCATCTGCTGTGTATAGTCTTCCTGATATGTCATTCCAGTCTAAGGATGGCAAGGTTCAATTAGTTCTTAAGGATAAAGAGAATGATACTAGCAACACTTACAAGCAAGATATTGTTGGTGAATGTACTGGTGATTATTCTTTAGATGTTAAGATTGAGAACATTAGGTTGTTACCAGGTGATTATAATGTTAAGGTATCTAAGGGATTAATTTCTGAATGGAATAATACCACATTAGATCTTACATATTATATTGCACTTGAACCCTAATGCAGTTACATAGGCTTTTTGCTGTCCCTATCTTTACATTTAGATTTAATAGTCATGACAGTTATGACTTTCCTGATGTAGAAAGGAAGGATAGGAAACCAGAAGGATGGACTACTTCTGTAAATTCTACCTTCCCAAGAATTCCAGATGACGATCCTATTGTCCCTATAGATCTAAGAAATCATCTTATGAATGATCTAGGACAACAGATTGCACATGAATTTATTGAGTTAGGTATACCAGACAAGTTTTATTTTTCTGATTTCTGGTATAATATTTACCATGATACACAAGGTCAAGAACCGCATTCACATTTGAATGGTTCTTTGTCGAAGAATCCTTATTGGTGTGGCATCTATTATAATAAAGGAACTACACCAACAACGTTTATTCGTCATGATATTTTAAATAGGTTGCATAAGTTTCCTCATAAAAATAATGATTTTGATGAGTTATTTGCTGACACAATGAGACCTAATCTTAAGGATGGTGATGTGATACTTTTCCCACCGTACCTTTCGCATTGCGTAGAACCATCTACCAGTGCTACAATGCGTATGACCTTTTCATTTAATATGGTTTTAGATAATGAGTAAAGAATTTCTATGGGTTGAGAAGTACCGTCCTGCTATAGTAGAGGATTGTATTCTACCAGAGAGTATTAAAAAAGTTTTTCAAGGATTTGTAGAACAGAAGGAACTACCAAATCTTTTATTATCTGGATCTGCTGGTGTAGGTAAGACCACCATTGCGAAAGCATTGTGTGATGAAATAGGTGCGTCTTACATTATGATCAATGGATCTGATGAGGGTAGGTTCCTTGACACTGTAAGGAATAGAATAAGGACATTCGCTTCAACTGTCTCACTGACCTCTGGAGCGTCTCATAAGGTCGTTATAATAGATGAAGCAGACAACACAACTAATGATGTTCAACTCTCTCTCAGAGCTGCTGTGGAGGAGTTTCACGGTAATTGTAGGTTTATATTTACTTGCAACTTTATCAATAAGATTATTGAACCCTTGCATTCACGCTGCACAGTGGTTGATTTTCGTGTAAAGAATGGACAGAGTGTAACATTACAAGGTCAGTTCTTTGAACGACTTAGAGGTATATTAAAAAAAGAAGATGTTCAATTTGAAGACAAAGTTCTGGCTAAACTTATTACTAGGTATTATCCTGACTGGCGTAGGCTTATCAATGAGTGTCAACGCTATTCTGCTAATGGAGCCATTGATGCAGCTATTCTCGTGGATGTTGCTGACGTTAATCTTGATAGTCTTCTTACGGCATTAACGAAGAAAGACTTTAAGACTGTTAAGGGATGGGTTGTTCAACATATAGACAATGATCCTAGTATGGTTATGAGGAAAGTTTATGATAGTTTGTATGATGTATTGAAACCTGCTTCTATTCCAGAGGCAGTTCTTATCATAGCAAAGTACATGAGAGACATTACTATTGTTCCTGATCAAGAGATTAATATGTTAGCATGTCTTACAGAGATTATGATGAGTTGCGAATTTAGATAATGATTTACAATACTATAGAAGAACTACAAAAGGTTACAGGTCCAGAAGTATGGCGACCTTTTGTTATCAATACTGGAACCGAATATAAAACACATAATTGGTATTCAATATCAAACTGGGGTAGAGCAGCTAGTCATCTGAGAAGAGGTAGAAAGAGACCTGGTCAAGAAAGGGTAGATCTTAATAGAAAGACTATTATGACAACAACAGATAACACTTGTGTTCTAGGACATAAGAGAATGTCTTTTGTTTTTCCAGAAGACTTCTTTGATTATGATTATGCTAAGGCAAGTGGCTGTGGAGACACAGTAATTGTTAAGTTTTATCTTCATCAGTTAGTGATGTGGGCTTTCAATCCTATTGAAGGTGATCCACCAGCATTACTTGCAGATTGTTGGGATGATATTCCTGAAACTGCAAAGGTCTTTATTGATTCTTTATTAGTTACTAATCATATGAATCATAATCCAGCACACAATTTTCTAGCTAACTTAGAACGAGTTAGGCAGAAAGAAAATACTAGGTCTGCTAAAGATTATTATGGTGGAAATCCTGCCAACAAAAAACAGTTTAAAACTGATCATGGAGAAGATCTTAAGGTTGCAGATGTTATAGAAGAAGAACGAAAACCATCTTTACAATTATTTTATGCTTGACATAATATAAAAATGATGGTAGTCTGATATATACCAGAAGAGTGGTATGGAGATCAGTAAAATGACCGAACTAAAGAGACCAAATCCTTATTATGCCAAAGACACTAAAGTCGTTGAAGACACCACTCAGATATCCAGGGGGCAAGAGCAGAGCAGTAGTAAAGCTATTGCAGTACCTCCCAGACCTTTCCCAGGTAAGAGAGTTTAGAGAACCTTTTCTTGGTGGTGGGTCTGTCTCACTAGAAATTACAAAGAGGTATCCTCACATAGAGATATGGGTCAATGACCTGTATGAACCTCTTTATAATTTTTGGTGTGAACTACAGCATAATGGAGAAGATCTCCAAGATGCTATCTGGTCTAAGAAAAACCATTTTCCTGACAGAGATTCTGCCAGGAAACTTTTTAATGATTCTAAGGAAGATATAAATGACAAAGAAAAATCTGAATTTGATCGTGCCATCGCTTTTTATATCGTTAACAAGTGTTCCTTTAGTGGTCTTACTGAGTCTTCTTCCTTCTCGCCACAAGCATCCGAGTCCAACTTCTCCTTCAATGGAATTGAAAGACTTAGCGAATACTCCAAGCTTATTGAAGGATGGACAATAACAAATCTTTCTTATGAAAGAATGTTATCAGATGAAAAGAATGTATTTACATATCTAGATCCACCTTATGATATCAAAGATAATCTCTATGGTAGAAAGGGTGGTATGCATAAGAAGTTTGATCATGATCAGTTTGCTTCTGATTGCGACACCTTCACATCTCCTATGTTGATCTCATACAATAGTTCCCAACTTGTTAAGGATCGCTTTCATGAGTGGACAGTTGGAGAATTTGCACACACTTACACCATGAGGTCTGTGGGATGCTATAATATAGATCAAGCAACAAGGAAGGAACTAGTCCTATTAAATTATGAAGTGTGAAGTAAAACTATTTGTGTCAGGAACAGTCTTTACAGAGACAGTACAGGCACGTAACTATGCAGAGGCAAGACAAGTTGCTCTAGCTAGAAATCCTAATGCACGAGTAGTAAGTGTTAATGCAGTTTTTACATGAATAAAGTATGGAGGATTTGGAAGTATGCCTTGGGAAGTTTCGAGGATACTAAGACTGCAAGATATGATAATGCGGTATGTATTATTAGGAGTACTATTCTTCTTACTTATCTTGTTACTAACTGTTTTATTACTGCTGGTGTGATACGCCACTGGAACAATGTACCAACTAAAAGATTACCTTTACAGCATCAACCAATCCAAGAAGAATATATTGGATGAGGATGCTGATGCAGAGAAAAAGTATCCAGCATATGTAGTGAATAGATGCTTGTCATCTTTTATGGATACTATACTTTTGTCAAATGAGATGAATAGAAACTCTCATTTACCAAAGCGTTTGCAATATGATTTTTTAATAAATAGTGTGAAACCAAGAAAGAGATTCTCTCCTTGGGCTAGGAAAGATACTATTGATTATCTTGATGTGATTAAAGAGTATTATGGTTATAATGATGATAAAGCTCTACAAGCACTAAGGATTCTCACAAAGGATCAACTAGATAAAATTGCACATTTGTTAAGGAAAGGTGGAAATGAGCGTCGAAAATGAGATCCAATGGAAGCAAT